CAATTTTGGCAAGACTGGTTTGAAGATGTATTAAAACCTAACTTGTTTAATATTTTTAAAAAATAGATGTTAAATGGAGAGAGTGAGGAAATATTTCAAGCTACAAGTCCATTAAATATATAATAATTATTGAGGCCTGCTTGACAGGCCTCTTTAACTTTGTTATAATAATAACAAATAACCAAATATAGAGGGCGGCGAATTATTTTCGCCACCTGAACGCTTTACTTTTATAAATAATTCTGTTATAATATATAACATTAATCAATATGAAGATGTTTACATTTTAAAGTATATGTATGCCTCTTTCTAAATAAGGAGAAAAAATGAATAATATAATAGACCTATCAGAAGTACAAAAACAAAATCCAGAAATATTTACAAGACCAAATCAATACGATCATCTAGGTGTATCTTTTTCAGATGAACCTGAATGGATCTCATTTGATGATATAAGAAGAGCCGATAGAAAAGAAAATAATTCTGGAAGACCAAAACAACACACAGGACCACAATTAAAAGCTTTACAAGATTCTTTTGCTAGTGGTGTGCAATTATGGCAAGAATTACCAATCGTATCAAAAACTAAAGATCCATTTGTTAGTGAAAATAAACCATACAATTTAGAAATTGGATTTGGTAGAGATAACGCTATTGGATCAAACGGCGAAACTGGCTATTGGCATTGGATTGTTCAAGGTGAAAGAACACAATTAAATGATATGGCTGCTTTTGAAAATACACAAAAACTATTAGATACTGAATTTCAAACAGGTGAAGATGGTATTGAACATCATCTAAAAGAGTTAATAGAACATAATGCTTTAGCAAATGATGAAGTTGAAATTGAAAAAAAAATAAATCAAGTATGGCCTGGTTTAAACAAAATGTCTTTAGGGCGAATACTATCTAATGTAAAAAATCAAAAAACAAAACCAAGACAATATCAAACATATAATGCTGAAGATATTAAAATATGGTTGAGTGAAACTGCTGCTATGTCTTTTGTCACTGGTGGTAATTGGGATTCTAGTAGAAATAAAGTTGGTTATAGTGCTGTAAATATGTTAGACCCTTGGATAAATTCTTGTATGCAATATGCTAAAACAAGAAAAAAGTCTTATGTAGTTATGACAGTTAAAAGTCCAGGCGTAAAATCAACACTACAAACAAAGAGAAAAGCACATATAGAAAAACTTAATGAATATAAACAGGCATTTAAACAATTAGGCATGACAGTTATGCCACTTGAAATATTAGGATTTATGCCACAAGATAATCAAAATGAAGACTCAAGATATTTGGTAAATGTTAACGGCACACGAATCAAATAATATTATTGAGGCCTGCTTGACAGGCCTCTTTAACTTTGTTATAATAATAATAAACTAATAATTGAAAGAAAAATATACAATGAAACTAAATCAAAACACAACCGACATTCTTACAAACTTTGCTGGAATTAATACTAATATCTTAATCAAAGAAGGTAATGAGTTATCAACTATCTCAACTATGAGAAACATTTTTGCTAAGGCAACGATTACAGATCAATTTACAAAAGAATTTGGTATCTATGATCTCAATCAATTTTTATCAATAGTGTCAAGTGTCAATAAACCTGAACTATCCTTTAAAGACAAACATCTTGAAGTATTTAATGAAGGTGCTCCAAAAAATAATAAGAAATTATGGTATTCTGACGCTTCAGTAATAGTATCACCAACTTATAAAGAAGTTAATATGCCAGAGGCAGATGTAACCTTTAGTTTAACAGAATCAAACTACAAAGATTTATCAAAGGATGCTTTAATTTTACAAGTACCAGATTTAGCATTGATCGGTACAAAAGGTGGTGATATTGTTCTTAAAGTTTTTGATAAAAAGAATGATACATCAAATTCATCCACTATCGTAGTTGGGGAAAACGCTACAGCAGATTATACTTTTTATTTCAAAGTAGAAAATATGAAAATGCTAGATGGCGACTATGATGTTTCTGTATCATCAAAATCAATCTCACATTTTAAACATAAGAAATTACCTATTGAATATTGGATTGCTTTAGAACCTGACAGCACAATAACAAAGTAGGTCTGTAATGAATACAGATTTTTTGTGGGTTGAAGAATATAGACCAAAGACTATTGATGATTGTATATTACCACAATCATTAAAAACACTATTTACATCCTTTGTTCAAAAGGGTGAATTATCAAATCTATTATTATCTGGTACTCCAGGCATTGGTAAGACCACAGTTGCGAAAGCATTATGTGAACAATTAAACTGTGATTGGATTATGATAAATGGATCCGAAGAAGGTGGTATTGATGTATTAAGAAATAAGATTAAAAACTTTGCTTCAACTGTATCACTATCTGGTGGTAAAAAAGTTGTGATATTAGATGAGGCAGATTATCTTAATCCACAATCTACACAACCTGCTTTAAGAGGATTCGTAGAGGAGTTTCATAAAAATTGTAGATTTATTCTTACTTGTAATTTTAAGAATAGAATTATAGAACCTTTACATAGTAGGTTTTCAAACATAGAATTTAAAGTAAATCCAAAAGATAAACCTAAACTGGCAAGTAGATTATTTGAAAGAGCAGTTTTTATTCTTAAAGAACAAAATATAAATTATGAGGATAAAGTACTTGTTGAATTAATCAAGAAACATTTTCCAGATTTTAGAAAACTAATTAATGAATTACAAAGATATTCAGTAAGTGGAACTATTGACGCAGGTATTTTAGTTAATGTATCCGATGAAAATTTAAAAACTTTAGTATCACATTTAAAAAATAAAGAGTTTAGTGATATGAGGAAATGGGTTGTAAATAACCTTGATAATGATCCTGTTAAAATTTTTAGAAAGATGTATGATACATTATATTCTAATTTAGAACCATCTACTATCCCACACGCTGTTTTAATTATTGCTGATTATCAATATAAATCAGCCTTTGTTGCTGACCAGGAGATTAATTTAGTTGCTTGTTTAACTGAACTTATGTCCCAGGTTAAATTCAAATGAGTTATGAATTAAAAGATTATTTAAACTCCATAAACTTCACTAAAAAAGATTTAATGAAATCCGATGATAGGGAATGGGTTAAAAAATATCCTGCGTTTATAGTCAATAAAGTCCTGTCTGGTTTTCAAGATACTCTTATGCTTGTTAATGAAATGAATCGTAATCATTTTATTGATAAAGATATGCAATTTCATTTTCTACTAAATAGTATTAGATCAAAAAAGAGGTATAGTCCTTTTTTGAGAGCGAATAAATTGAAAGATATTGGATTAGTAAAAGAGTTTTATGGATATAGTAATGAAAAAGCAAAGTCCGCTCTTGATATACTGACCAAAAATCAATTGAAATTGATTAAGGAAAAATTATATAAAGGTGGGACCAAATGAATGAGTTAGATAATACCTGGCATCCAGAACAGATGTTAGAAATTCAGTTAAAGGAACCAGATGACTTTTTAAAAGTTAGGGAAACTTTAACACGAATAGGAGTGGCGTCAAGAAAAGATAAAAAGTTATTTCAATCTTGCCACATATTACACAAACAAGGAAGATATTTCATAGTGCATTTTAAAGAACTGTTTGCTTTAGATGGTAAGTCAGCAAACTTTTCTGACAATGACGCTGAAAGAAGAAATACAATTGCCCAATTATTAAGTGATTGGGGATTAATTGCTTTATTAAACAAATCAATTGCTGAGAAGAAAGCACCTCTATCACAAATCAAAGTATTAAGTTTCAAAGAAAAAGGCGAGTGGGACCTTCAAGCAAAATATAATATAGGTAAAAAAATAGAAAATAATGAAGGCACCGAAGTTTAAAGAATTTATAGCAGAAGCTGAAACTGATAAGAAACCTTATCGTTTGGTTATTCTTTCACATAATGCTCCAGATGATCCAAATTATACTGGTGTTCGTTTCCGTGATGAAGCGAAAAAGTTAGGCATTAAAGTTTTTCTAGCAGAAATGGTTGGTTGCAGACTTGAAGAAAAAGATGATAAAGTAATAGTTCATAGTTTGCCAACAGATGATGAAGGCGAATATAAGGAACCAGAACCTAAATCTGAAACAGAATATGCTCCACCTTTTGTGTGTGATCCTAAGGATACATTGATAATGGTTAGAAGTTCAACAGCATATAATTATTCTTGGAAAGATATGTTTAGAGTATTCCTTGATAAAGGTTTTTGTGTTATTAATCCTTTATCTTGTTCCGAGATTTGTGTTAATAAATGGTTTACATATCAAACTTTAAAAAAACATAATATCAGACAACCAAAAACAGAATTGATTACTCATCCTGAAGATGGTCCAGCAGCATTAAAAAGATTGGGAACAAAGTATCCAGTTATTATAAAAACGATTACTGGTACACATGGTATTGGTGTTATACTTGTTGAGAGTGAAAATCAATTAGCTCCTATTACACAAATACTTTATAAGTTAGATGAAGAAATAGATTTATTATTACAAGAATATATTGAAACTGATTTTGATGTTAGAGTTATTTTAGTAAATTTGGAACCGATTGTCCAAATGAAAAGAACAATCGGAAAAGATTTTAGAAGCAATGTGTCGCAAGGTGCTGAAGCAAAACCTATTGAATTAACACAATTGGAACTTGATGAAAGTATCAAAGCAGCAAAAGCAGTTGATGGCCTTTTAGTTGGTGTTGATTTTATTCCGTCAAAGAATAGAGAGAAAGATCCTCCTTATTTTTTGGAAGTTAATTCTTCACCAGGATTTTTAGGCATTGAAGAAGCAACAAAACAATCTGTAACTAAAACAGTTTTACAAAAATTTAAGAATAGAGAAAATTGGAAAACACCTGAACCAGTTTCAGGTTTATATGACGATTTACAATAATCGCTTTACAACATATTTTAAATATGATATAATAATTAATAATGAAAAGGAGTGAACAATGGCTAAAACACATCAAATAGAAAATCCGTTATACAAAGCACTAGAAGCAAAATATAATGCTGATATTCTTTCAGCAGTGGCAACACTTATAATTTATTTTGATAATCCTGTTGCAATCGGAGAACATCCACAACACATTTTAGAAATGGATAAATTAGTAGGCGAACTTAATGCCGCTGATGAAAAACTAACAACTTTAAAAAAATATTTTAACAATAAACAGATATAATAATTAATGAAATTCTATACTTCGGTATTGCCATTCCGTGGCAAACTATTGGTTCGTGGTGTAAATCACGATGGTACTCATAAGAAGTTTAGAATTAATTATCAACCATCTTTATTTATCCCATCAAAAAAAGAATCAAAATATAAAACATTAGACGGTCGTAATGTAGGTAAAATTAAATTTAATAGTATATCAGAAGCTAAAAAATGGATTGAACAATATAAAGATGTCACTAATTTTGAATACTTTGGTAATACAAGATATCAATATCCTTTTATTGCAGATCAATTTCCTGATAAAGTAGATTGGGATATTAAACAAATAAGAATACTTACAATTGATATTGAATGTGAAAGCGAAAACGGTTTCCCTAATTCAGATGAGGCAACTGAACCTTTAATTTCTATTACAGTAAAAGAACATACAACAAAAAAGATAATTGTTTTTGGTATGGATAATTTTGTTAATGATAGACCAGATGTTACATTTATTAAATGTCCTACTGAAAGAGAATTAATTGAAAAGTTTTTAGAATTTTGGTTAGATTATAATCCTGATATCATTACAGGTTGGAATGTTAAATTCTTTGACATACCTTTCTTAATGAATAGATTTAGAAGATTAATGGGTGATGAATATATTTTACATTTTAGTCCATGGGGAATTGTGTCACAACAAAGTGCTAAAATAACTGCTAAAGGTTTTCAAAAAGAACAAAACTATTGGGATATAATGGGTGTTTCTATTTTAGATTACCTTGATCTATACCGTAAACATACATTTATTAGACGAGAAAGTTATAGACTAGATTATATAAGTAAAGTAGAATTAGGAGAAACTAAAGCAGAAAATCCTTATGATACATTTAAAGAATTTTATACAAAAAATTATCAGCAATTTATAGAATATAATATCCAAGATGTAGAACTTGTTGATAAACTAGAAGACAAAATGAAATTGATTGAGTTGCATTTAACTATGGCTTATGAAGCGAAAGTTAATTATCAAGATTGTTTTGGCCAAGTCCGTATATGGGATACTATTATATTCAATCATTTAAAATCTAAAAATATTGTTGCACCTGCTGTTGTAGAATCTAAACAGTCCCGAGGTTATGAAGGTGCATATGTAAAAGATCCTGTTGTTGGTTTTCACGATTGGATTGTAAGTTTTGATTTAAATAGTTTGTATCCACATTTAATTATGCAATACAATATTTCTCCTGAAACAATGGTTGGTTATGAACCTAATCGTGTCAATGTTGAGAATATGTTAAATCAAAAATCCAACTTGTCTGATTTAGATAAAAGAACTATCACTCCCAATGGTGCTCAATTTAGAACAGACAAGCAAGGATTTCTTCCTGAACTAATGGACAAGTTATACAAAGAACGAGTTATCTATAAAGATAAATTGGCAAAAGCAAAAGCATTATATCAAGAAACTGGTGATAAAAGATTAAAGAATGAAATATCTACAAATTATAATATACAGTTGTCAAGAAAGATTGCTTTAAATAGTGCTTATGGTGCTATTGGTAATCAATATTTTAGATACTTTGATGTAAGACACGCTGAAGGTATTACAATGGCAGGTCAATTAACAATCAGATGGATTGAGCGTGATGTAAATGAGTATCTAAACAAACTATTGAAAACAAAAAATATAACCTATGTTGTTGCGTCTGATACAGATTCAATTTATATTAAATTAGGTACTGTTGTTGATAAAATATTTAAAGATAAATCTAACAATAAAAAAATTGTAAAAGTATTAGATAAGTTTTGTGAAGAAAAATTACAACCATTTATTGATTCAAGTTTTGCTAAATTAGCAAAGTATGTTAAAGCATACGATCAAAAAATGATTATGAAAAGAGAAGTAATTGCTAATAAAGGTATATGGACTGCTAAAAAAAGATATATCTTAAATGTATTTAATGAAGAAGGTCTTAATTTAAAAGAACCTAAATTAAAAATTATGGGTATTGAAGCAGTTAAATCTTCTACACCTGCACCTTGTAGAGTTAAAATTAAAGAAGCATTAAAAGTAATTATGACAAAAGACCAATCGGCATTGATTGACTTTATAGAAAATTTTAGAACACATTTTAAAAAGTTGCCACCTGAAGATATTGCTTATCCTAGAAGTTGCAATAATTTAAAAAAGTATAGTTCCACAAAAGACATATATCAAAAATCTACACCAATTCATGTAAGAGGTGCTTTACTTTATAACAATCTATTAAAGAAAAACAAATTGGTAAAATATGAAACTATACAAGACGGTGATAAGATTAAATTTATTTCATTAAAAGAACCTAATTCTTTGAGAGAAAATGTCATATCATTTTCAAGTAGATTACCGAAAGAGTTTAAACTACACCAATATATTAATTATGATGAAATGTTTACCAAATCATTTTTAGAACCATTAAGATTTATAGTAAAAGCAATTGGATGGAATTTTGAAAGAAAGGCAACTTTGGATGAATTTTTTTAACCGAAAACACTTGACATTTGAGAAATCGTTATTATATAGCATAGAGAGGAGAAATATATAATGAGTAAAATAATAGGAATAGACTTAGGAA